TTATTGGTACCTTACCCATACATTTTCAAAAAAGTTTTTAAAATTATGTTTGTTGTCATCCCACCCTCGGCTAAAAGCATTCAGACTATGGTGCAAGCCACCTACGGTAGCTCCAAAATGCCACAACTCTCCGTCCACTAGGGCAAAACGGTCGTGAAGGTATGGGTATCTACTATTATCCAGGCCTTGTTTTAACTCAAGTGAACCTTTGCATCCGTGATCTATTAAATGTGTACAAAGATCATCAAAAACTAATTTTATATCTTCAGAAGAAGATTTTCCATTCATCAATATTTTTAGAGTTTTAATTCCAGTTGCAATATATAATAATTCTCTTATTGATCTCATTGCATGGATATCTAGATGAGGATCTATAATTCGAATTTCTTCAGCTATGGTAGCAGAGTTCCAAAACTCTACTGATTCAAAAAGCTTATTATTTCTTTTCCACTCATCATGTTTATTTTTAATTTGAAATTCAGTAGGTATTTCTCTCATGTCATTAGAACAGACGCCTTTTTCGCAAGTTGATGGCCAAATTAGCTCTGGTTTTAGTAGATTATTAGCAGGTACAGTTGTTTTTATTATCGGCACGCTAGGAGAAGTGGGAGTCTTCATTTTAATCACGAACCTCTTTATTCCAGTTATCTAAAGTTTCAAACTTATTATCATTCAGATTTCGATCTAATTCTCTCACGATACTTTGAGGATAAGGAATTCTTACTATTAGACTATTACTCATGCTATTTAATTGATTTCCGAATAGCCAAACAGTATCATCAACTATAAATAATCTATCATAAAATATGCTTTCATTTGGTTTCATTACCAGAATGTTTATTTTCTTTTTATACTTGTCAGTTATATCTCTGACCTGTTTTGTGAGCTTCGAAGTATTGAGGAGGCCATTGTCTTTCCTAAAGGCTTCTTCACTAAAAACTAAAGAAAATGAAACTTCAGATCGTGTAATAGCTAGTGCGAGGTTTGCTACTGAGCTCAATACAACTTTTGGTTCGATAAGGCATATTCTTGTTTTAGCTTTAGCAATTTCTTCTTTAAAAAACTTATCTACTTCTCGATCATCACCATAAAACCAACGTTGATCACCACGGTTAGCTAATGCTTTTAGTTTTTCTGTTTCATTATCTTTATTAGTGCCCATATTTAAACTAATATTTCTAATAAATCCTGTTGGTGGACTATCAAGTAAAATACCCCTTTTTTCGCAACGTAACTGATAGCTGACTCTATCTACTTTATCACTGCAAAAAATTCGAAGGTAATTTTTTGAAATTGGAACTATATGTTGTTTTTTTAAATCATCTCCCTGAAGTTCATTTAAAATCAACTGAAATCCTTCTATTCTTTGTTTTCTACGAGTAACAAACTCAAAGTCAATATACTCATTGTCACCAACTCCAAGCGTACAGCTAATACTTCTAAAAACAGGATCAGGAGCTATAAAATAAATACTTCCAAGGAGATGGGGATAGTTTAAAAACTCGAACGAAAAGCAGTCTGAAAGCCATCGTATAACTTTTAGGTCGTCAGTAATTTTATCTACATTAAACTGCTGTCGATTTGGTGCTAGGTGGTGACTTCGTACTGTGCCCCAATTTGTACCTAAAAAATAAAGATTATTAGTTGTGAGCAACTCTGGCCACTCGATTACTTGTTTGAAATCAAGGTCTCGAATCTCAATCGTGGTATCCGCCAAAGGAATTTCTATACTCCCTTTCTGGCATTTTTCATACCAAGAAATAGCTTCATCGTATGAGAGTGATATTTGGCTGTAATTAATTTTATCTCCAGTACCATTGTTCAAAATTAACTCTTGTGGAAGTAAAGCAGCTGGCTTCAGAAGCTCTGAGGGAAAAAGCTCAATATAGGCGAAAAGTACTTGGTAGAGAGAACCGTTAGTCAGCCATGCGATATGAAGCAATGAATATCCGTAGTCATTTGTAACCAGACCATTGTTGTCTTTACCTGTTATTTGTATATATTCCCTTGTCATATAACACTACCTAAACTGAAATTATCTGTCTGATTAAAAGGATAATTTCCATGATAGCGTAATAGCCTGACAATTACACCGTTAGAAGATGAATCGATCTTTTATTTTGACACCTTGTTTCTACAGAACATGTATCATTTAATCACACTGTTAGACAATAAACTCTAGTGCTACTACATCTGAAACTTTCTCAATTTCCTCAATATTGCTGGATACATGCGTAAACGAATTTTTCTATACTCGATTATTTAAATGTAGCTAAATTAGTAATACACCTGACAAAGAAATGCCCAAAAGCGATTTTGGCGGCATGAAACTAACCACCTGATTAATTCATGCTTCACTACCAAAACGGTCCGATTGTGCCTGAGCCATTACATCTTAATGGCTCAATCGTTCTTAAACCCACCCTCATACTCAACCCATTCCATCACCGCTTCGCGTAACCAGCGAAGCGGTGATTTGCTGATGGGCTCAGGAAAGTTTCGGTTCTTTCTCCAAGCGATTATGGTCGTACGTTTCTTATTGAAAAAATCCAGTACCTCTTGATGGCACATTATCTTGTTTGAAGATTCTGGGTAACGTTCAAAGTCGTAGATAGGCTTTTGTTTTGAGCTATTTTGCTCAGTGACAAAAGCGGGAGCGGTATAAGTAAAGCTCATCGAAGAAGTATTGAAGTCAGAATAGCTCATTGCACAAAGTTCCTTGATTCAGTTCGCCGTTGGTTAGTTCGGCATATCCGCTATAGGATTGCGGCTTAAGTTTCTGTTAAACAGGCGTCGAACCACATAACTACGAATGATCGACACGACAGTGAAGAAAGCACCAATTAACAGGTTGTCGCTAAATGGAAGGTGAATTCCAAATAACGGGAAGATAGCGAGCTGGCTAAATAGCGCCACTACATAACCGATTACCACGTTGGCTACGCTTTCAATAAAGCTTTGCTTTTTACTTTGCACCACGGTTACTCCAGCAGTAACAACCGTAGAAGATAACGCAGACGAGTGTGTATAGGCCGAAAGTCATAGGTTCTCCTTAACCCAATAGTTGATGGATACGTACGCGGTTGATGGTGTGCCAACATGTGGCGTCACCTTTGAAAAGCCCGCCTTCGCGTAATTTGGCGCAACCTTGCGGGAGTTGTTCACCGCACTTATTACATTGGCCTAGCTTGGCTCTAATCTCTGGAATCTCAGCGTGTACACGGTGGACCAAAGATTGAAGTGCTTCTTCCTGTGCGTATGGCTCGGCAGGGTAGGCGAAGAAAGCGCAAATATCCTCTAACTTGCTTTGTTCCTGCTCATTTAGAGACACACGCAAATCATGGTTACCACTGGCTTTGCGTTTGTCTCGTAACGTTTGAGCACGCTTGGCGTTCTGTTTGCGCTTACGTTCCTCTGGCGTCATTTTGATTTCGCCTTCTTCGAACGCTTAGGTTTAGAAGGGGAAAGCATTTGTTTTGCTCGTGCTAAGCACTCATCAAACACCTTGCCTCGTGCAAACCCTGTTGTGTTGCGGTAAAAGTTAATAGCGTGCTGAACTGCGCGATGAATGTCTGTTGCCGCATGCCCGTCTTGCTCCAGCTTTTGGGTGATGTGTTTGCCAATAAACGCTTCTTGGTTGTTTCGGTAGTCAATGGTAATAGTACTCACTGCACATAAATCCTATTTGGGTGGGTGAATACCCTCAATCAGCCTAAATCCTTGATATTGGTGGTCAGCCAGATATATACTGATTGCGAGTCTTGGTTTATCTAAGTCTCATTGCACAAAGAATGCCCCTGTTGGTTTGGTCACCGATAGGGGTTTCACTTTCTAGTGGGTCACAAACTGAGCGTCCATTGCTGCTTGGAGTGTTACTAGTTCCCCAAACAGGCTCTGAGCTTTTTCGAATGCGCTAGGGTCTATTTGTAGCTGAATATCTTTAAAATCTTCGGCTCCCTCAATAAGTGAGCAGGCTGCAACTCGAATTGGGTCATCTTCCTCTAAGCGATTGGTAAAACTGTTGAATTGCTGACTACATACGTTCAGCAATTGCAGGTTGTTAAGCAGCTGATGTGTTTCTTCCAAAGTTAGTGTTTTCATACTTAAGTTCTCATTACACAAAGTTTCGATTAACCGATTGGTCAGATCGGTTAGCTACAGATGATTTGTCGCTCGTTGAACACAAATCGTGTTATCTGGGTTCTTTTCGATAAGAATAAAATACACAAAACGTGTTTTATTTGTCAACACGTTTTGTGTTTACATATTTGTTGGATACTAAAAAACCGCCTTAGGTGAGGCGGTTTTTTCAAATTGGGAAGGAGAAAGGGCTTTTACACGAGCCTTAACCTAGCTTCGACTACAACACCAATGATCTTACAGTTGCCATTGATTGGAACTGTTTTGTAGTCTTTGTTTAGAGGTTTTAAGTAGTTTTGGCCACCGTCAGTCACAAATTTTTTAAAGGTAGCTTCGTTTACATCAGTTAGCTTAGCGACAACTAAAGAGCCATTGCTATGTTCTTTTTCTGAGTCGACGAGTACTAACGTTCCTTCAGGGACACTAACGCCTGATGGGCTTGTCATGGAGTCACCTTGAACTCTCAACCAGAAACTACGCTTTGATGTTTTGACTGTTGCTTCATACCACTCTTCAATTTCATCAAGCGCGTATGCTTCGCATGCTTCACTCCATTGGCCTGCTTGAACAGAGCTTAACAAAGGGAATGAGTTTTGAATCTTCGGCAGATTGCCTATTTCCCCAACGTTTGGAATAGACTCAATTTCTGAGGAATCAAATAGAATCTGATATGGCTTTATGTTCAATACAGCCGCAATGATTTCAGCATCATCCAAATTGATACTTCTTACACCTGCTTCATAGTTTCCGATACGAGACGCGCCCCAGCCACATTTTTCAGCTAGGGTTCGTTGGCTAATGCCTTGGGCTTCTCGGAACTGCTTTAAGCGCAATCCCACTTCTTGCTTTTTACTCATACTCATAAAATAACACGCTATGTGTGTAATGTAAGCACACCAATTGTGTTTACCTGTAAACACGATTTGTGTATTCTTTGTTGGGGAGGGCTACAGATGAACAATATTTCATTCTTTCGCAATAAAGCCAAAATTAGCCAATCAAAGTTAAGTGAATTGGTAGGCGTTACGCCATCAACAATAGGCAACTACGAATCTGGTATTCGAGTGGTAAACATCAACATGGGTTGGAAAATCGTGAATGCTTTTCAAGCTTTAGGCCTTAAATGTCAGTTTACACAAGTGTTTCCAAATCCTTTTAAACGACAAGATAACAGTACTCATTCATATGAGGATGAGCATTAACATTCTGTACAAACAACCAGTAAAGGAGCCACTATGATTCTAAGTTTAAAAAGCGTTACGCGTAACGCGATAGAAGGTTGGCGAACAGAGGTTAGCAAGGATTACATTGCCAACCGAATTGCCAGCATGTACCACCGTTTCAACCTCAAGTTTGAAGTTGATGCTCAGCGTAAAGAGTTGTTGAAAGTGCCTGGAACCGATGACAAAAACAACGCTCAAAACTTCTTCCGCTATAACGAGCGCACCAGTATTGAAGCTAAAGCGACCATTTTGGATCTGCTGCCGGTGATCATCATGGCTCTACCTGTTGATAGGGCGAGTGAAATGCTTAACCAGTTCTTTAATCCGCTCGGCTTCTCTGTGGCCAAAATAGGCGCTAGCCATAGCTCCCAAACTCGTGACCAGTTACTTAGCGAACACAGCAAAGAAACCTCTGAAGCGTTCAGGGCCGTTATTTCTTTGGGTGAGAATGCGAATATTGACCAAATTCGTGATGCTTACCGAGAGGTGCATGAGGCGAAAGAGTCTCACGAACCTATCTTGGAGTATTTAGAAACATTGATCACCAAAAAAACTGCGTAATCGGCTGACCACCATTTCTACGCATATATCCACAAACTAAGAGAACTTTGTGCAATGAGTCTTAGCTTACAAAACTACCATGGTTGCCTTGTGTGGGTAGCCTGTAATGACGCCTGCCGTTTTGTCGTTTCTCGGCAAAAGGCGGCAGAAATATTTGAACAGATGAAAGCAGGGGTGACCTGTGATTGAATTTCTCGATAGGCCCATCGCTTTTCATCGATCTTTCGTCAAAATGGGTATTGGTATAACGGGCGCATTGATGCTTAGCCAAAGCATATACTGGAGCAGCAGAACGAATTCTTCGGGGTGGTTTTACAAAACTCAGGAAGAGTGGCAAGACGAGACTGGCATGACTCGTAGAGAGCTGGATACGGCGCGTAAAAAATTGCGCCAGTTAGGCATTTTAGAGGAGAAGAAACAAGGCGTACCGTGCCGGGTTTTCTATCGAATTAATGAGCCAAACTTGATTGTACAAATGGAGCAAACTAGTTTGGCGGAAAGCGCCAACCTAGTAAGCACAAATCCGCCAAGCATTGCTGAACAAAACCGCCAAACTAAAACAGAGACTACACAGAGATTACCAGAGACTACTACAAAAGATCTTAGTGCTCAGCCTGATGCTTTGGCGGCTTTATTTGAAAAACTCTGGAAAGTGTACCCAACCAAAAAGGGCAAGAAACAGGCGTTAGCCAAGTTCAAATCCATCATCAAAGGACGGGATGAGTCACCAGAACAGTTCACAGACTTGCTTGCCAAAGATGTTGTTGAACGTGTGAACCGGCGTCAATTCGGATTCGACAAACTTCACTTAACCACTTACCTGAACCAAGAACGATGGACTGATGAGCATGAAAAACTTGACCAAACAAACTCTGGAACGAGCACTGCAACAAACCGCTTCGAGCAGCACAACCAGCGACTGCTCGAACAATACGGACACACTGCCACACCAATTAGGCAACCAAGTGATTCAACTCAGTCCAGCGGAATGGGTAAACACCAAGTTTGTGGAGGCATTCGGGACGAAATGGCCCCACCCGGAGCTACCATCGACCTGGGTTCAGGGGATTTCCACCATGTCGACAGCCCAGATTCGAAAAGCAGTGAGTAAATCATTGCTGGGTGGAGAGGCGTGGCCGCCTAGCTTGCCCGAGTTTATTGCGCGCGGTGATTTGTTTGATGTCGACTTTGATGCTGCTTTTGCTCGCATGTTACGTGGCAAAGTCGAAGGTGAAGCTGAATACTGGGCAAACCAAGAGGTAGGGTTTGAATGTCGTCGATATCTCGATGAAGCAAGAGCACGCGCCAAGCATCGCGCGGCACTCAGAAAATACCTTGAAAAAGAACAGCAGAGCGGTTTGCCACCACGCAATCTCGTTCAGATTGCGGACAAAAGCACATTACCAAGTATCGAGGAAAGGCCTGAGCCAAGCCGCTTTGTAAAAGGCTCTGTGTTCCAGCGAGTAGCAGCAATGGGAAGGCGCGCGTGATGCTAATAAATTCAGAACAAGACTACCGGAGGTAGCAAAAATGCGACCAGAAACGTTATTGGCTAAGTTTGGGTTAAAAGGTATCAACTATTCACAAAGTAGTGGGAAAGGGCAGTTCAGCCTAGAAGAGCAGCTCGCAATGGTGGGTGTGTCTTGGGGTGAATCACCCATAGGCTTCTTAATTCTGTTTGCAGAAATCCACGACGACTTCCACTCTCGCCAAATGTTAGAGAAAGCTGTAATGCTTGAACTGATAGATATTACAGCTAAAGCCAAAGGCCAGAAGAGCGAACTAGCATACAAGGCGATCGTGCAAGCTGCTATTACCGAAGCAACCAGCCCACTAGGTCAAGTATGCCCAACGTGTAACGGCTCGGGCAGCTACACAACAGAACGTCGCCAAAAGCGCAATTGCACCTTGTGCGATGAAGGTCGTATCCAGTGGGATGAGCACAGCCGTTTTGCAGAGTTATGTTCTCACGAGTTTCGTTGCACTTACACCATGTTCAAGCGCAAATACTTGCCAATCTTGATGCAACTTACTCGATGGCTATCCGATCAGCGCACTGCTGCAATGCTTGCCTTGATGAAGACGATTGAAAAGGAGGAAGCAGCGTGAGTGCAAAACTTCTCGCAACTTAGTGAGAGATGATGTAACCCAAAAACACCCTGAAGGAGCGTTTTTATTTTTGTATCTATAATTGATAGGACTAAAGAGTGCTTAAGGGCGATTCCCAACGCTCGGCATTTTGGGTTTGAGTTGGCTTAAGTGTTTATGGCACAATGCTTTAGGCTTAGTGGTTGCGTTGCTCACTACTTAATGCGGCGTTATGAATTTTAGGAGCACAATAGCTAATGATAGAAGCTGTTGAAATTAAGAATTTTAAATCGGCTGATAAATTAGATTTAGACTTTGGACGTGTAAATGTTTTCATTGGTGAAAATGGTGCGGGTAAAAGTACCATTTTAGAAGCAATAACTTTTGTTGGCGCGGCTGAAGCAGATCGTTTAGACGATGAGTTTCTAGAGCTAAGAGGCATCAGAACAGTAAGTCCACAGCTAATGAGATCAGCTTTTAACAGAGACAGTTGTAATCAATCTATTGAAATTAATATTCAAAGTAACGTTAACGATCGACCTACTCAGAAAAGATTTGTACTCTCACACGATAATGACTTATTTTCCGAATGGGAAGTGGACAGAGCTCACCTAGCAAGGTTAGGAGATGATGATAAAAAACTCGATATGGATTTTCATTTTTTTCTAGCTGAAGTGCTAAGCGATCTAGCTGAAAAACAGAACTTATCAGGTCAAGAGATATATACCATGTTCCAGTCTGTTGGTAGAGAACGCGGTATGGATACACAAGAGATTGAATCTAGATTTGGTTTGCTGAATAGTGATGATGGTTTGGAAAGACTACAAACCATAGCTGGTGCTCGAGATGAATATGAGAACAGAGTTGATGAAGCTTTCGGCTTTTTGAAAAAGTTTGCAATATACTCTCCACAAATTGAACAGCTTAAAGAACTTAATCGAGAAAGCAAAATGAAACCCTTGGGTATCTATGGTGAAGGGCTTTTTCTTGTATTGAGGAAGATCTTAACAGAACAGCCCGAAGCGTTTTCCGATATTGAGAAAGGGCTTGACTATATTGGTTGGTTCCGCGGTTTTTCAATGAAGGACGAATCAGGAACAACTCACGATTTATTGAGTTTCAAAGATAGATATATTAAAGGTCTAGAGCTGGAATTAAGAAATACTAATGAAGGCTTTTTATATATGCTTTTTTATATGGTGCTTTTTGTTTCTAAAGACACACCTAAGATTTTTGCAATAGATAATATAGATTCAGCATTGAATCCTAAGCTTTGTCAGCACATGATTGAGTATCTGTCTAAATTGGCAAAGAAATATGATAAACAAGTCTTTTTTACGACGCACAATCCAGCGATTTTAGATGGTATTGATTTAAACGATGATGAGCAGCGTATTTTTGTGGTATCCCGGAACAAGAGAAGTGGGGCGACCAAAGCGAAAAGATTGACTCTAAAAGATAAACCGAAAGACTCCAACGGTGAGCCAATTCGTTTATCGGAAGCAATGCTTCGCGGTTATATACCTAACGCTTTACCAAAAGGTTTCTAAATCAATGGCTGTATTTGGTTTGGCTTGTGAAGGCCCTACAGATCAAATAACTCTAGAGAATATCCTAATGGGTATATTTAAAGAGCTTGATGATGATGAAATTGCTCATGTACAACCAAGGTTTGATAAGTCTGATGAGAACGCTAAAAGAGGGCAAGGTAGTTGGACTAGATTGCTCGATTACTTGGGTACAAGACGTTTTCTAGATGATGTGTCCGCACATGATTACTTAATTATTCAAATTGATACTGACATAGCAGAAGAAGCACATGCCGATATCGCAGTGCATGATGAGGAAGGTAATAGGCTGGAAGATCGTGAGATTGTGGATAATGCTATTTCTCGATTGGTCCTAGCAATCAACTCTGAAGATGAGCATATGTTCGAAACTGTTGAGCATAAAATCATTTTTGCAATCAGTATTAATTCTATTGAGTGTTGGCTTATCAATACCTACATTGAAGATCACACAAAGGTTTGTACTCATGAAGGCGATTGTTTCGAAGACCTAAAAGCATTATTGGGTGGAATTGGTGGTTTTCCTCATATAAAGAAGAAGCCTCCTATCTATGACCGTTTATCAAAAACCTTCTATGAACAGCCTGATCTAATAGATGTATTAGCTGAAAGAGACGCGAGCTTTAATTCATTCCTAAAGAGAGCAAAAGCAGTTGAACTTCCCGAGTAAGCAGAGCGACCGTAATTGATATATCTAGTAGGTGAGTGTTGACAATCACCCCTAAATGGAGCACTATTTCCACGATGCAAAACCTCGCCCACCTCGGCGGGGTTTTCTTTTATCTACGATTTATTACTTAAATGCGCCCCTTTCTTAAGCGAAAGCTGGGCGCTTTTTTGTGGGCGCTATATATGTCAAATTCATGCAGTGATAAACATACTCAAGTTCAGCACGATTCAAATCAAACAAAAATTTTGGTTACCGTTGCTTCGGCAGTGATTGCTGCACTACTTCTTTGGATTGGAGGAACGGTGAGCAGTAACCAAGTTTCTCTTGCAACGCTCCAAGCTGACATGCTCAATCTCCGAGTAGATATTCAAGAAGCGGCTGATAGAAGTGACCAGTTTCGAGAAGAATACAACTCAGATAAGCGAGATTTAGAGCACCGCCTACGAGCATTGGAGAGGCAGCAATGACTCAATTCTACTTAGGCAAACGCAGCTTGACTTGTTTGCACAAACTCCACCCTAAAATGACAGCATGTGTAGCACTGGCTATCACCTTCTTAGAGGAAGTGGATATCTCAGTTAGTGAAACGGTTAGGACCAACGAACGTCAACGTAAGCTTTATTACGGAACACCAAAGAAAACTTGGACGCTAAATAGCAAGCACCTTATTCAAGATGATGGTTTTTGCCACGCGGTTGATCTTGTTCCTCTGCTTGCTGGCAAAGTGGCTTGGGATAAATGCCCGGTAGTGGCAGAGGCCATGTTTAAAGCAGCCGAGGTGATCGGCATCCGTATTCGATGGGGCGGAGACTGGAACCAAAACGGCTCTAGTAAAGATGAGTACGAACGGGGTAGTTATGACGGTCCTCACTTTGAGCTCTTGAATGATTAGATAGGAATCTTATAACCAGCAGCCAATTGGCTGCTTTTTTAATGGAGGTGATCTGTGAAGCAGACGATCCTATTTGTACTAGCGACCTTAGCAGCGCTTGTTACGTCAGTAGCTGTAGCAGCGACAGGACTAGCACCAGACCCAGAAGTACCCACATGGGTGTATGCAGTTATTGGTCTGGTAACCACTATTGCGGGTTTTATCGCTCATGTAGATGCCCAAATGAGTGAAGAATTCAAAGCTAAGTGGCCTTGGTGGCTTCGCTTAGTTTGGGATTTTGCTGCGGGTAACTATAAGCACTCCCAAAATATTGGAAGCGTGTAGATGAGATACACAGCGGAGCTGTTAGCAAGGTTTTTTGCGGCAGTACTTAACCTGTTTAATCGAAAAAAGGCCAAAGAGTATGCGGATGATCCTGCTACTGCTATCGCTAATTCTGATGATGGGGTGCTCAAGTCTGACAAAACCTTCGCCGAACTGGCCGCAGAATCTAAACGTGATAGAACTGAGTGACGGCGGTGTCTGCCTCGACAAAGGCAGCGCTATTCGCCTCGCTGAGCTTAAGGCTCAGTTAGAAGCGATGTGATGACTTAGTTTGATAGAGATGTTTTACAAATGGCTTTCGAGCGAGAGCCATTGATAAAGCACCAATAATCACCACTTGGGCAGTCAGTGCTAGTGACATTGCGATGCCGCCGTGCATTGCCAGGCTTCGGCCATTTAACAGCAGTGCCCAAAGTGGTGACCCTATTCCTTACGCCTATCTAGGCAAGCGTTGGTTTCTCGCTGTTTCTCTATGTTAGCTAAGACCATGAAGTAACCTGACCCGTTGCTTACTCCTTACATGCGAGCGCACAGAGAAAGTCAAAAAGAAGCAAGCCAAGGGTGAAATCCCTTCATTACGGCTAACGTCAAGCTCAGGCGAAAAAGGCGTGACACTCGGAGAGACGAGGCAACCAAATTTAACCTGTTCAGGGGTCATTATGAATAATGAAAAGCGCCTCTGGAATCTGACTGAGCTAGAGGTTTTCGGTTATCACCGTTCTACCATTCGCAAAAAACTCAAGGCGGCAGGGGTAGAACCATTGGCCCACAAAGGCCAAACCCCACTGTATGACATTGTTCAGGTGATTCCTTATTTAGTTCAAGCTCCACGTAAAGAATCCGATGCACCTGATCTGATGGGGTTTAAAACTGCAGCAGAGTTTCGCGCATACATTCAAGCGCAAGGCGAAAAGCTCAAGTTTATGAAAGACACTGATCTAGTGGTCGATGTTGCTGAACACGAGAGTGAAGTGGGGCGATGCATTACAGCCATCAAGAGTTTTAAAACGACAGCCATTACTCGTGTGGAAACAGCAATCTCAACGGTTACTCCCAAGCAACTCGAAGAACTAGAGAACCTTTTTAATTATGACTTACAGGCGGTGACCGATGAGCTTGAACAAGTTTGATGACTGCTTAGGGGTAAAGTTTGCCGATGCCGCAGCTATTCGTCGCAAACTGGCCTATTTATGCAGGCCAGAAGACAAAACTCCAGTTGAAGCAGCCGATGATGACTTATGGATCTCCAACGGTTCGGATGTAACCAAGTTCTTGTCTAGTCAAGTTCCTTACATGCGCGAACCTATGAACTGCCTGCACCGCCGAATTTATGATGTGGTTGGTTTAATGGGGCCCGCTCGTAGCGGTAAGACCAAAGCTTTGGTTGAAGGGTGGATTAACTATGCGCTTACTCAAGCGCCGGGTGACATGCTGCTGATCTACTCAACAAAGAAGAAAGCAGAGGACATGTCAAAGGTGGATCTGTCTCGTTGTTTTTCAGCAACAAAGAACATAGCCAAGCTAAAAACGGGTAGAAAGTCTGATGATAATGTGTCTTTTAAACACTTTATTAATGGGATGAACCTCAAGATAGATTCAGCCACAGAAACCAGCTTATCTGCCTCTACTTATCGCTATGTGGCTTGCTCTGACTACGACCGTGATGACGATGGAGTAGGGCAAGAGGGTGATAAGTTCTCGCTAATGCGTAAGCGTGTTCAGAACGCTAAGTCGTCGGGTATGGCGATGGCAGAAAGTTCTCCTGGTCGACTAGTGCGCCAACCAAAAACAGACGAACAATTAGAACAACACGAAGCACAACGTTGCGGTGGTATTGCAGAGATTTACAACCAAGGCGATAGACGCCGCTTTTACTGGTGGTGCGATGATTGTGAGCACTGGTTTATGCCTGTGTTTGAGACCCTTCACTGGGATGACTCGTTAGAAAACGATATCGATATTTCAAAAACGGCGCATGTGAAATGCCCCCGCTGTACTCATGTTATACGTGAAGAACAGAAACAAGATAAGAATTTAGAAGGTCGATGGTTTCGTGAAGGTACCATTGACCAATATGGCAAAGAAGTGACTGATGAGAGCCAGATAAGGCAGTCCAAATGGGCAACATTCTGGTTTGAAGGTGTGGTAGCCACTTACCAAAGTTGGGATGAGCTTGTTCGTCTGTATCTCGCAGCACAAAGACAGTTTGAAGAAACGGGTGACGAAAATAAGCTAATGTCCTTCTACAACGTTGACGTTGGTAGGCCGTATATCCTTCAAACCGAAAGCAATGATGTTGGCGCTCACGAGCTGATGGAAAAAGCGGTGGACTACCCTCGCGCTGTTATTCCTAAAGATGGTCGATTCCTTATTATGAGTATTGACGTACAAGGCGGCAAAAAGAACGCTCGCTTTGTGGTTCAAGCTCAGGTCTACGGAGAGGGTTTACAGCGTTGGGTAATCGACCGTTTCGAGATTTTAACCAACCCAAACCGCAACAATGAACGCTTGAACCCTGCAGTGTATGCAGAGGATTGGGAACTACTCATTGAACAAGTCATTAAAAAGACGTATCCGCTAGCCGATGGCTCTGGCCGTGTCATGAAACCTGTACTGACTCTGTGTGATTCGGGAGGTAGTGGTGACAAAAACAAAGAAGGCAAGAAAACTTCGGTAACCGATCAGGCTTATCAGTTCTATAACAGCTTAAAGCCTAAGAACTTGGCTCACTTGTTCCGTGTGGTTAAGGGAGCAAGCCGGGATATTGACAAGCTAGTAAAAGAGACCCATCCCGACAAGCGAAGCAAAATCGCCCACGGTGAAGTGCCGCTGTTGTTACTTCATACCAACCGATTAAAGAACCGCGTTGCGGCCAGCTACTCTCGCTTAGAGTTTGGCTCTCGTTTTTTCCATTTACCCAAGTGGGCAAGCCGGGAGTGGTACGAAGAACTCACCGCTGAATTTATCAATGACAAAGGCGATTGGGAGTGTCCAGCGAACACGGCCAACGAAACCACAGACCTTTGTTCTTACGCAGAAGCTGGCATGCACTACTTAGGTGGTGACGATATCGACTGGTCAAAACCACCTCATTGGGCTACCGAGTGGCAACTCAATAGCAACGTGGTAGACGCCGATGTTCAACCTGAATTCGAACGCAAACCAAAGCGTCGTTACAACCATTCAAGAGGCATTTACGGATGACACCAATAGCAACCAATCGTGAGCGCCTTGCATGGTACTTAGCTGCTGAACAAAAGATCTTAATGCAACAGTCGGTAGAAACGGCAGAGGGTGAAAAGTTGACTCTTGCTAATCTCGGCACTGTTCGCGGTGAGATTCAACGTTTACAGCAGTTGATCGCCAATGAAAGGCGCAGTGTGGTGCGGAGGAACTACCTTGAATAGTCGATTAAATATGGTTGATCGCATCGTTGCTGTGTTTAGTCCCGAACGTGGTTTAAAGCGGATGTATGACCGCACGTTACTTAATAAGTATCGTGCGTCACTTCCGGTCGACCCGAAGACTAAGCAAAAGCGCTCATTCTCTAAAGAGACACCGAATCAACTTAACAAGGGAGCAAAAGCCATTGCGCAGCGAGCGCGAGACGGGGATGAAAACAACCCGTTTGTGACTGCGATTCTTGATGAGTTGTGCGCCAATGTGGTGGGGCCGAACGGGATTATGGTTGAGCCTCAGCCGTTAGACCGTGAAGGCAATGTTCATATTGAGTTTGCGCAAGAAATTGCTCGTTGGCATGAGCAGCATTCGCTTAACCAAAACATTGATGCCGAAACATCCCGTAGTGAAACAGAGCTGCTGGCCTGTCGAACATGGTTAAGGGATGGCGAAGTATTTGGTCGAATGTATTTAGGAAAGCACAGCGATATTACTTATCCTGGTGAAACGCCTTTTGCTATTCAACCATTCGAGCCTGACTATATCCCTCGCCACATTACGGAAGAAGAAGGAGGGATCATTGAGGGTATCAAGCGCAATGCGCTTGGTCAGGCGATAAGCTACCTAATCCAAAAGAACGCTAAGGGTTTTGAGTTCGTAGATGTGAGCGCAGAGTTCATGTGCCACCTAAAGTTTACTCGTCGTCTTCACCAAAATCGCGGTATCTCGTTGCTGCACTCCGCTCTCGATCTGATTGGTCGGATTGAAAGCTACGATCTTTCTGAAATGGTCAGTGCAGAAATTGCTTCTCGTTTTGCTTACTACATTAAGCGAGATGTGAATTCACCTGACAATGATGATATCTCACGTGGTGGTGACATGTTCTTAGGCATGGGCAACTCGTTTGAACTCGGGCGAGGTGAAGATGCAGGAATTGTTGAATCAAACCGCAAAGAGGCAATGAGTTCACCGTTTCGCAGTAGCCAGCAGCGCTTGGTGAGTGGCGCCGCAGGCGTCAACAACTCTTCTGTGACTCGCGAGTATGACGGCAACTACTCATCGCAAAGACAAGAACTGGTTGATTCTTTTGGTCGCTATCGCGTACTGCAACGTAAGTTCGTACTTAATTGGACCCGTCCTCAGTATCGCCAAGGGTTAACGATGGCGATATTTAATGGCGAGCTGCGTATTCCGAACAGTGTTGACCCAGCAAGTGTGCTTAATGCTATTTATCAAGCGCCAGTCATGCCGTGGATAGATCCAGCAAAAGAGATGACAGGCATCGAGAAAGGCACGCGTTTAGGCCTAGTTTCACTTAGCCACTCTCAGCGTGAGCGCAACATCAACCCACTTTCCACTCGCAAGGAAATCAAAGCAGAACGAGAGCAAATGAATAGCGATGGCATCGTTAGCACCTCTGACCCTGCTCACAACCTTGCAGATAAAGTTCAAACCAACTCCAAAGGTGAGGGAACCTTCAATGCCTAAACAAACGGCACCAACCAAGAGTTGGTACACCTTAAAAAATGAAGCTTCAGATAAACCCGCGCAGCTCTACATTCATGGAGAGATTGGCGGATGGGATATCTATTCGATTGATTTGGTGAAAGCGCTTCAGCAAATCGGCGACAAAGATTTGATGATGCGTGTTCAAAGCTACGGTGGCAGTGTCTATGAAGGCTTAGCGATGTTCAATGCCATCAAAGCTCACAAAGGCAAAACGATCGGTGTGGTTGATGGTTTAGCTGCGTCTATCGCCACTTACATGTTGATGGCTTGTGATGAAATCCATATGCCAGAAAACTCAACCTTTATGATTCACAACCCAAGTATTGGAGCTTGGGGAGAAGAAGACGAGATTGAGAGCGCACTAACTCAAGTAAAAAATGCGAAAGCCACGGTTTCAAGTGCCTACGTTGAACGAAGTGGTAAGCCTCTTGAAGATGTTCTTTCTGCGATGGCTCAAGAAACATGGTTCACCGCACAAGAAGCACTAGACTGGGGATTGATTGATAAGGTCATTGATCCTGTCGATCTGACTAATTGCTTCAATGAAAGAGACGCCACTGAAATTGCCAAGTTCAAGAACGCGCCAGAATCTCTATTAAATCGCATCACGCTTGGTACGCCAGAGAGTAGCACCGAGCCTGATCTCTCTAATCACACGGCACCTGCCGAACACTCTCAACCAGAACCAAACCAACCTTCTGAACAGGTAAGTGACATGCCGAAACCAAATGAACTAATCAATGCTGTAAAGGCAGAGAACCAACGTCAACAAGCGATTCGTACACTGTGTAATAAGCACGGTGTCAACGATGAGCTAATGAACACCATGCTTGAAGACATGGACTGCACGGTTGAAATGGCCTCCGCTCGTATTCTTAGCAATATGAACAACGACCGTGAGAACCTGCAAAACCTCTGTAACACGCTCAAGTTAAGCGAAGAGCAAACTAACCAAGTGTTAAGCGACCCCAACTTTACGATGGAAAATGCTTCACAAAGCCTGATGAATATTATCGGCCAACAAAGCGCAGATGGCGGAGCGAACGGTATTACGCCAACGCACGTCCATGCAGGTAACGGTAATCACGTTAAAGATGAGCTGCAAAACGCGCTCAATGCGCGTTGTGGTGTTGGCAAGCTTGAAAAAGATAACAGCTTTGGTTACGAGTCTCTGTTAAACATGGCGCGAGCAAGCTTAGGTGTGAATGCTCGTAGCGCTATGACGAAAAACGATCTAGTCAACCGAGCCATGAACACTCAAGATTTTGGCGACATTGTCACCGAAGCAGTACGCACGGTGATGCGTGATGAGCGTGATGCAAGCGCACCGATATGGCGTGAGCTGGCAAACGTTGAGAGTTTGCCGGACTTTCGTCAAACCGAACTGACAATGGTCAATGATGCGCCTGACCTGATGAATGTTGGCGAAGACGGCGAGTACAAAGAAGCGATCTTGAAAGGCAGCGGCGAGCGTATTCAGTTAGCCACATTTGGCCGCGAGATTAAGTTCACACGCCAGTTCATCATTAACGACGACATTGGCCTAATTTCCAAAGTGCCGCGTAAGTTCATGCAAGCCGGTTACCGCTTAGCGGATAAGCTAATGTTTAACGCTGTTCTTAGCGGGAAAATGGGAGACGGTGGTGATGTTTTCAAAGACAAGGCGCAAGGCAATTGGGGCAACCTGAAAACAGGTATTACTGCAGGCGACTATCAGGCACTGATCATGGCGCTGCATAAAGCCTTTGCTACGGCGACCACCATTCCGCTTGATTGCAAGAAAGAAGGCGACCCATTGGATCTACGAGGTCAGATTCTGGTTGCTAGTCCAGATCATGCGTCGATGCTTGAGGCAGTTCTAAACACAGCAAGTAAACCCGATGAGTTCAACCCAGCCTATAAGAAGTTTGGCAAGGTTGTTGAAACTGCACGTGTTAACAGTATCAACGGTGCAATGGCGTTGACGAGTAAAGACTTCGACACCGTGTTAATGGGCTTCCTAGATGGTCAGCAAGACCCATGGCTAGAAACGGGTGATGGTTGGAGCAGTGACGGTGCGAAATTCCGCATTACTTACGACATCACCTCCAAGGTATTGGATCGCCGTGGTATTGCGAAAGCGACATTCGCTGCTGCTAGCTAGTTGCTGGACGTTCTAATCGAAGAGAGTACTTAGGTGCTCTCTTTTTGTTTGTCATTACTAAATTCAGAGAGATTCCTATGCATATTGCAGAAGGTAAAAAGATTGCCGTCGTGGCTCCGGCAGGCGGTTTTGAGAAAGATGTGCCTGTACTCGTTGGGGCACTGGTTGTGGTACCAAGCTTTAAAGCCGAAGTGGGTGAAGTGGTCACTTGTACGTATCAAGGCTTCTACGATGGACCAATCAAAGAAGGTGACTCGCCATCCTTTGGTTGTGAACCTGCATATCTTGAAGCTGGGACATTCACCAAAACGAAGCCAACTACCTCGGGCGAAGTTGAACAGCCTGTGGGCGTGTTTATTGATGGTGGTGTGTTGCTTACAGGTGAGGTGATCACCCAATTGGTTGCGTAAAATGAGCAGCCTTTTTGACAATGCCCGGGCTCTTGTTCGGGCATCCATTGCGGATTGCTTTGGCTCGCCTCAACAGGTGTTTGCTAGTGATGGCTCACCAATAGAGGTGACGGGATACGTTAAAAAGCAGCAAGAAGGCGATCATATTGTTAGGCGCCTGCTTACTCATCAGACTTTATCTCAGGACTGCTCGATGCAATACGAAGGGAAGACCTATGCTCTGGTGTATGAAGCCCCTCTAGAGAAGCAATCTAAATCTAGCCAAATCACCAATGAATATACCTTAGTAACCAGTGTGAAAGGTTCTTCTAATGGCTACTCAGAGTTTGACTAATACTAACCGCGCCCTGCTTGATGCCGATTTTATTCAGCAATATTCTGCGTTCGAAAAAGAGCTACCGCAAGTTGTTCAGCGGGCAGCGAGAGCGACGAATATGTGGCTAAGAACAGTGGTAAAAGCTGAACTTGGCTATGAGCTAAAGATCAGCAGTAAGGCTCTTCAGTCTCGTTTTCGCACGTACAAAAACGGGCGAATATCCAAACTGTGGATCGGCCTTGATGACATTGCAGTACACCGCATAGGCATGCCAGTTCAAAATAGTCAGGGCGTGCAAGTGGGTAGCCGCGTTTACGAAGGTGCATTTATCTCGCCAATGGACAGCGGCGAGCTACTAGTGTGGCGTCGTAAGAGTAGCGCACGTTCTGATATTGAGTTGGTGAAAGAGGATATCTCACAAGATGTTGAGCATATCTTAGATTTCTATCTTCCCGAAATAAACCGAAAATTTCAGGAGTTTTTTAGCCGTGAGTTCAGAACAGTATTATCGAAAGCCGCGTGAGTGGGTGAACGTCGTTGTTAAGCATCTTGAAGCAAAGATGGGTATTAAGATTGGATCTATCTACAAGCGCTCCGCTGAAGAGCTGACCGAGGTAACGTTTACCTACCAGGTGGGTGAATCTGAGCCATTTAACCATTTAAGTCATGAAGAGCGAGCCCAACACCGGATTGAGCTACGCATCATGGTTGAAGTGCCCACGTCAGTTCATGAGTTTGATCTCGAAGCGTTGGATGCCTCTTGTCGTATTGAGCGAGAGCTCTGCAACCAGTTTTTTGGCGATGGCTTTAATCACGAAGATGCCGAGCTTGTGTCTAATTTGCCAAGTAAGTTCGTCCCAGAGCTGGGTGTGTTTGCTCGCACTGTAACAATGCGTCAGCAAATCTACTTAGGCCCGCTAGAAGAAGACTATGTAGTGCTTAACGAGGAAAGCTATGAACTTAATTCGGAGACTTTTGAGCCTTGAGAAGAAGTTCAAACAATTCGTTGAGCAGCTTCAGGACATTGAGCGGCGATTAGCTAACATAGTCCGTATTGGGACAGTTCAGGCGGCGTATGACAATACCGTCGATATCAAAAGTAGTTCGAACGATGCCAAGAACATTCCTTTCTTTGTTCCTGCGATGGGGCGCGTTCGTGATTATCGTCGCCCAACCGTGGGTGAACAGTGCATTCTTATCAACCTTGGTGATGGCGATAACCTCAACAATGCTGTTGCGCTAATGGGGCTTCGTTCTACGCAATTTCCCTTTCCTACAATCAAGGAAAATGAGGTGGTTCGGGATTACGGCGGTGGCATGAAAGAAGTCTACGACCTTGATGCGGGTTCACTGACTTGTGTGTATCCGGGTGGAAAAACGCTTCAAGCCGATTTAACCCACGAGGGTAACCAAGAGCACACTGGCAACACGAATCGTACTGGAGACACGACCTCTACAGGCAGTATTGTGAGTACGGGATCGTTTAATCACCAAGGTGCGTTTGCTGTTTCAGGCGTATCAGGTGGTGGCGCTGCTACCTTTGCAGGTGGTATGGATGTGACCAACGGTGATGTGGTTGTTGATGGTTACAGCGTTAAGTTGCACCACCATATTGACGACGAAGGCCGATCAACAAGCGAGGCGAAGCCATGATTGGTATCGATCAAGAAACAGGTAAGACGGTTTATAACCTTGATGCGCTGAGATGCCGAATTAAACGCGTGTTGACCACTCAATTAACCGAGCGAGTTAAGCGGCGCAAAATTGGTAACCGAGCATTGAGCCGGCTAGGTAAAAATCAAACGCCTTACGAAGCTTTAATTGTCCAAAACCTTTCTATAGAAGCGCTCACCAACCCACATAGCCATATTAAAGATGTAGTGATAGTCCGTTGCAAAGCGACGCCAAATAGCAATGGCTTTCGCGTGCAGGTATGGGGCAGTTGGAATGGGGAGCCTTTTGACGTGAGTACGAGTGTATGACCACATCAACCCCACAAGCCTTTCAAGTGCCAGATTTTGAGGAAACACTGGCAAGTTACATCAATTTCGCTGTGGAGCATTGCGCAGGCCAAGATAAAGAAAAAGCAGCCTTGTTGCGTGAGAGTCTTGAAAATGATGGAGAGCTACTTGCTCAAGTGACTCAGGCCTTAACGCTAAAATACATCTCTGATGTCCGAGAGAAAAACTACTGGGCATTGCAGATGTTCCGTAAGTATGTGACTGAATCGGAGATGGTTGATTTACTTGCACTGCAATACAGGTTGAAGCGCCAAACACTGGTGAAAGAAGATACCAGTGTGCATCCTCCTAAGCCGGCCGTGATGGAGTCAAATGAAGACTTGCTAATGCGCTTTGACATGGCACCTTTTCAATTCCATACCACAGGGACGCGCATGGGGTATCGCTTTCATGCGTTAACGTTGGATGAACGTCCGAAGATCACAATTGAATCTGAAGAGAATGTAGTAACGGTTCGTTATGAGTTCCCCACAGATGTAGTGAGCAACCCCGTTAAAGATGCACAACCGAGAATGGTTGAACCAAATTCAGGCAAAGTTGCTAACGCTATTTTAAGCCGAGAAACGCCAACGGGTGAACCTTCCCAAGAATTACTCAATAGGGTAGAGGTCTACCTAAACCGTGATGACATTGCGCAAGAGTCAGATGAGATTTCAGTTAAGGCGCCAAAGTTCAAAGATTACAGTATTCATGTAATCGCAAGAACAGGTGCAGATCCGAATAACGACTTTACCCAAGAGCAGGGGATTGCCATTGCTAATGCGTTCGCAGAGAGCAAGTTTAGGCTGGATACAGATGTAGAAACGGATGAGCTTGCCCACAAGTTTTACGAACAAGGTGTACGCCCTATCATCGTGAAGCCAACGCAGGATATTGTGTGCGAATGGGATGAAGTGCCACGCTGCACAGGAGTGGTGGTTGATGTCAGAGCAGAATGAACCATTCAACAGCGTTCAGCCTTCTAACCGGACCATTATTGAAGAGTCTTTGGAATACGCTTGGGTAAAGGTGCTCGAAAAACTCGAGTCACCTTACCCAAATCTTAAAAGCCCGTTACTTTGCTCTGATGAATTCGTCGCTTTGCTTGCTAGTGAGCGAGGTGTTCAAGATTGGCAACCTAGCGACACGCTAGAGCAGCAACGGCAAACAACAGATAAGGCCTTTGAGATACACAGTAAAGCGGGGACTCGTTACGGGCTTCAAATATCGCTGAATGCATTGGGGTTTGATTCCACGATTAGTAAAGGCCTCAAACCTTACACGTTAGAGGTGGAAGCTTATCTTCAAGACAAACCGCTAACCGACGAATCCAGTCAACGAGTGGATGCCCGAGTCGGAACGTACAAGTCAGAACGTGATGATGTGAGCATCAACATATCTCGTCAGTCCACTAGTGAAGTTTATGTAGCTGTTACAACAGAAATCGGCATCACTCTGACCTCAGAGCCTTTCGTTCCTCAAGATTTTACCAGTGAAGCAGCACCTAGCATTGGTGTTTATAACCACATTCGATTAATAGCGACATCGGAGCCTGCTAATCAATGACACAGAATACAGATAGATATCGTACGTATGTAACGCAGACGGGCTTTGATCTTGAAGCGTTAGCTAATCAGCAAGGAACTAAGGTTGATTTTGCTATGTTGGTCGTAGGTGACGGAGAGTTGCCAGACTCAAGTAATCCAGCCAACCAAACTAGCCTTATTAATCAGGTTCGCCACTACCCAGTGACGATAGAGGTCGACGATAAAGACCCTACCATTTGGGTGGCTCGAGCGGAAATTCCAGCCGAAGATGGTGGCTTTACCATTCGAGAAACTGGTGTAAAAGTTACCAATGAGAGTGGTGACTTATATTGCTATGCTCGTCAGCCTGGTGACTATAAACCAGTTCTTGAAGAGGGTTCAGCGAAAAGTTATACGATTCGTTTGAAGTTCATCCCAGGGAATGCCTCGGTGATTGAAGCGAAGATTGACCCTTCGGTTCAGTTTGCGACACCAACTGATTTATCAAATGCGATAAAAGAGCATGAAGAGAAGCAAGACCCACATTCGCAATACTTAACTAAGGACAAAAAGTCGTCAGTAGAATCAGCTAAGACGGGTTCAAAAGATGATGAATGGATGACGCCATTAACCACACATCAAGCTTTTAACCAATTCGGCTTAGGTAAAGGTGTGGTTTTTTCTGGTGATGATTTTCATTTGATGACTCAGGCGGGCCAGTTCAGGTTTCACACTAACACCTCGACGAAAAATGTGCCGTTTGGCTTGGAGGGCCATTGGTTTGATGTGATTGTGACGGGAACAATCAATAACCGTTCTGCGCTGATAGCAGTTGATTACGGTAATGCAAACGAACCTCGGATTTTTCATAAGAGTAATGCAAATAATGTTTGGTCTGATTGGGTGGAATTATCCCATTCAGGAAATCTTAAACTGCCTATTTATCCTGAAATAAATTCAGTTGGTCATGTCGCTGGTTTGACGTTATCAGGAACTAATTTGACGGTTGCGAATAGTGAAGTCTGTTTTTACGGTTGGCAAAAACACCGTATTAATCCCGCAGGAATAGCTTTACCATCGACTTGTCGAAAACCTATCATTTGCGCTTTTCTATTCAATCTGGGCTTAAGTTAAAAGACGTCACGGATGCGACTTATAATCCATCATCGAAAGCAGAAACGGACACGAGCTTTGATAGTACCTATGACGACATGCTGCTTGCCAAGATTGAAGCGGGGACGCTGGTCCCTCTCATCAATAAGCCTGTACTTTATGCAGGAAACCAGATGAAAGGTGAAAACAATAACCCGACGCACCCTGCTCGCATTTTTACATATAACTGGGCGCGAACCCCTACTCAATCCGAAGGTCTGGTGATTGGTATTAACGCTCATTCATTGACGGCTCTTGATGATTGGAACTTTACAGGCCGTGAGGGTGTGGCGGGTTTTGACGTCATGTTAGTGACGCTCGACAGATACAAGGTTTATCATAAATACCGAGCGCTGGATGACAATCCAAGTTGGGAAGGGGGCATTATTGGCACTCGATTTAAACAAGAGGTGAGAGCATGATAACTGTACAAATTCAATCAGGTAGTGACATTCCCAATCTAGCCTCTGGTTCAATGCCCAACTTGTTAGCAGTGCCTGATAACTTAAAAGAAGCATTGTTATTAGAACGGCTTCGAGCTGTTGACGGCGTACTCGTTGATGCCATGGACTATTCTCGCTTTTACATCGATGCAGTCGGTGTTAAGCATATCGATCGGCATGATGAGACTTGGCAGGAAATAGAGTGCGGTTATTCTGATGTGCTTATTAAAGATGGTTCATCATGGCGATTGAAAACCGAACAAGATGTTTATCAAGAGCAATACAAAGCCGTTGATGATAAGCGTCAATCTGAATACACCCAAAGCGTTAGGCCGTATCTTGAAGAAGCTGAAATTAAAAAGCACATGGGTGACCAAGACGAATATACCCGCTTGATGGACTTAGCCGTTCAAGAGCGAGAGAAAATCCAAACAGAAAACCCGTGGCCAACATCACCAACTAATTAAAGCCTGCTAACTCAGCAGTTTTTTGAACCCACTAAACCCAGCCATTGCGCTGGGTTTTTTCTTATCCGAAGACTTTTACTTAAAGAAAAAACCGGAGCTTATCTATGGCGACGACCGCTAAAACGAAAAGCAAAACGCAGGATTACCCAATCCTCAAACCACTGCGCCTGAATGGCCGTTGGTATCCGTTGGAAGAGAAAACCATCTCTCTTTCACCCGCACAGGCCCAATTTCTGTTGCTAAGCGGAAAAGTGGGTAAGCCAGGTACTAAGCCGGCTATCGAAACCCAAAACCAAAAGGAGACTAAATAATGGCTGAACCAGTACTAGCTCCGATTCAAGATTTTGAGATGAATGGCGCTGAGGTCAATACCATTGAACTTCTTGTCAGTATGGGGCCGCTTGCTCAGCAGGTGGTCCACTTAACGGGTACTGCGACAAACAAAAACGCAGGGTTACCGCTTAACGAATCAACACGACTATGGGATTACGCCCATGCTATGTTGATGCTTGATAGCACGGGTGACCGTTCTGGCTCTCTACCGCTTGTGGTTGAGTACTTACTAAAGTACTGCCAATGTATTTTATACGTCACGGTAGTGGCTGAAGGTGCCGATAACGCTGCAACAGAAGTGAATGTTATTGGTGGAACTGATGCTGCGACAGGTGCTGTCACTGGTATTCGAACAGCAACATCTTGTGCAGAAACACCGACGATTATTGCAGCACCAGGTTTTAGCTCGATTACCTTAGGGCAGGAACTTTCGCTAATAGGCCGTGATGTTCGTTGCCGCCCAGTGATAGATGGGCCAAACACCAACAATATGGCGGCGGCGGAATTTGCTGCCAATTTTGGTGCTGAAGGTACAGGGCAGGACAAGCTCGCGATCATTGACCCTTGGTTTGTTACCAAAAGTAACGGCCAAGAGGTAACGTTACCAGCTTCTATCGCGTTGGTGGCTGCAATGGCTTCTATCGAGGGGCATCAATCGCCACAGAACAGAGGGGTGAATTGTGAGTACACATCACGCCATGTTTCATATGTGATCAATAACAAAACGACACAAGCTAACTTCCTGAATAAGCATGGTGTGGTGACGATCTGCCGTACCCGAATGGGTGGTTATTCGATCATCGGTAACCGTTGTAATACAGGCCGCTTTATTGCTCATGTTGGATTAGAAGACTTAATGGCACGTAAGGTTGAAGAAACCTCTCAGCCGTTAATGGGAGAGTTACTTACCGCTGACTTTATGAAGCAAGTAATTGACCGATTGACCAACTGGGGCCAAGGGTTGGTTGCAGAAGAAGTCATTCCTAAGTTCAAAGCATACATTCACCCAAGCAAAAACACCGTAGAGAACTACACCTCTGGCCGTTGGTTTATTTGCTTGGATTACGGGCGCTACTCTCCGAATGAGCACATGGTCTACGAGATGTCGGTAGACAATGGCCTAATTGCACAATTCCTTGAAGAGGTGACACAGTAATGGCAGCTGATCGCATTGCAAGACGTATAACGGCACTACTCGAAGGTGTGCCGTGGATGAATGAGATTGTTGAGATCTCCATGCCTGAAATCACTTTTAAAGAGCAATCAACAGACGGCTCTTTTTTAGAGATGGATGACATGGTGCGCCTTAACAAACTTAACTGGTCGGTGAAAGTTCGCGGGGATCGCAAAGCGATTTCCCGTGCGCTTCGCAAGTTTATGATGAAGCCCGGGCAGTTTAACGTGACAGAGAAAGGGACCACCCGCACGGGGGAGCGGTATGAAGAGCTGCATTCTCTATACACGACTGTAAAAAGCGTCAAACCAAACCCTAAAAAGATGGGTGAAAAACCCGAAATGACCATCGAAGGCACTTGTGAGGCTTACAAGCTCATTGATACAGGTGAGTTGATCCATGACATCAATGGCAAGACAGGGCAAATGATTGTGTTCGGTGAAGACTTAATGGCCGAAGCGGGGGTCTAATACTTTTAGTTTGAAAGCGTTTTTTATCAGAAACAGGATTGATTCAAAGAAACTCAAGCTTTGTTGCATATTTATCTGATATAAAGTCTCTCGGTAAGCCAGAAACACTCAGGTAGTATCAATATGCTAGATAGACAAGAAATTCTCTTTGAGTCAGTCCGTTTCAGAAGGCTTATACAGCGCTGTGATCCTACTACCACGGCTTTGGTTACGGACGAATTTCCAGTAATGAACTGCAAGCTAACGTCTATGATACTTGTGTATCATTTTTTAAAGCTTCATCCAGAAATAGAGATCCGCGGGATTGGAGGTGTTCGTCCTGACAACAGGTGCATTTCCCATTACTGGATTGAATTAGAAGGCTATGCAATAGACATTACCGGAGATCAGTATAACTTGATTGACGATTATGAACTGGATGAGGCCATTATTTCTTTCCGGCCTTATTTACCAATCCATATAGCTAGTATTAAAGACAGCTTTTTATATGATCTGTTTGAGATGGATTACATAGATACTTTCAGTGATGGTTTACCGGGTATAAAGGAAAGTTTTATTGAAAAGCTAGAGAGTACTTATGAGCAATTAATGGCCATAGAAGAGGCCGTTAACTAGTCTATAGATTATCAATCATTCACTTAGCCCTCGCATTCGCGAGGGCTTTTTTTATGGAGCAAATTCAATGCTTAACAATACCAGTACCCTTAAGTTTTTTAGCTGTGACCACGATCAGAGCAAAAAGTTGGAAGCGCAACTTGCAGAGTTAAAGGGCAAAATTAAAGCGGTAACCGAAGAAACTCCAGAGCAAGAGCTAGAAGACCTGCAAAGCCAGATTGATAAGTTGCAAGTAGAAGTAAAAGCGCTACGAACAGTGGAGTTAAAGACTCTGCCAATCGCCGAGTTCAAACGCTTGCCTCATATAAAGCTGGATGAAAAGGAAATGACGCACCTGCAAATATTTGAGCAGCGCAAAGCAACGATTCTGAAGTGCAGCGAACTGACAGAAAAACAGTTCGCAGTTATCAAAGCTCCAGACTTTCACAAGCTCTATGCCGACATTTGTGAGTTTGTCTTAACTCCTGCTGATTTAGCGCAAGGTAATGTGCTAAACACCGACAAGTTTGAATTTGATTTACTGCACCCATTCTCTAACGAAGTAGAAGAGCAAATTAAACACATTCGTTTTAATGTGCCGCTTACCTCTCATTCAGAAGCATTGGCCGAACTGGTTGATGATGAAGAACGTGAAGACTTTATGTTCCGTGTAGTCACTGGCCTAGAAAAATCAGATTTTGAATACCTTTCTACTAACGATTACCTCGCGCTAAAACCGCAGGTGGGGGCTTTTTTTTAACGATTGGTGGCATTCTCGCGGCTGAGGATGTCGAAGCACTGATCGACTACATCCCCATGTATCGCAATACATCTGAAAGCGAGCTGCGTAAGTGGCCGCAAGATGTTGCGGTACGTCGTTATCACCTCATCTTAGAGAAGCTTGGGGTCAATAAAGATGTCTGAAAAAATCAGCATAGTGCTTGATACGGTCGTAAAAGGCGCTGAAGATATACTCTCTACTACTTCTGCCACTGAGCGTTTAACCGCAGCCATTGCCGAACAGCGCAACGAAATTAAGCAGGTTAATAGTGACTTAAAGAGAGTCGAATGCTATCAAGCCGCGATCAAATCGATTACACGCACTCGCGAACAGTATAAAAAAGCCACAGAGGATGTCGCTCGCCTTTCTCAAGAGCAAGAAGAACATAAACAGCACACTCGCGGGTTGTCAGTTGAGTATAAGAAGACTGAAAAGCAGATCCAGTCACTCAACACTGAGCTTAAAAAGGCCTCTGGTGATGGTGCGATTAAGATTCAGAACGAATTGGAGGCTGCTACTAATCGCCTAAATTCACTCAATCACAAAATGGCTGAAGGGAAGGTTAGAACCTCTGAACTTAACCAAACCTATAAGAATGTGACCAAACGAGTCACCAAGCTAAGTGACAAGCAGGTTAGCCAAACGGATACACTCCGTCGCCTTGGTGGTGAGCTGAAGAAAGCGGGAGTTGATACCAAAAAGCTTGCTACTGAACAATCAAGGCTAGAGAAGCAATCCAAAGAAGCAACCGCAGCGATTGCTAAGCAGAATGAATACTTGCAAAGGCGCAAGGCGATTACCGATAGGATTGAGAGTCGAAACGCCAAGCTTAGCCAGATCGGCGGCGAGGCAACGAGTTTAGCGTTCAAGGCCGCGCCGATTGGTGCCAGTGTTTGGTCTGCGGTTAGGAATGAATCGTCATTTGCTGATGTTAAGAAAGTGGTCGATATGTCACCCGAAGAGGCGGCTGAACTGCGTTCTTGGGCGTTACGGACTTCTGCCACTAAAGATGGCGGCGGCCTATCAGCCAATGAGATCAATGACATGCTTGCTGCGGGTGGTCAAAGTGGTATTCAAGACCTTAGTGAGTTGAAATCCTTTGTTCTAGATTCCGCAGCCATGGGTGTCGCCTTTGATATGGAAGCGGGTCAAGCGGGTGAGACTCTGGCAACATTTAAGGCCGCGTTAGGCTTAGATCAGCAAGGTGCTGTTGAGCTTGCGGGTACGGCTAATTATCTCTCAAATAAAATGAACGCCAAAGCTGGAGATATTGCGGGAGTGCTAACACGTGAAGGCGCGAGTGCAAAGATGGCTGGTTTTAATGTCAACGAATCCAGTGCGTTAGCCGCCTCGATGCTGGCTACTGGAATGAATGATGAGCGTGCCGCGACCGCACTTAAAAATATCTCAGGCCGTTTAACTACGGGCAGTGCTGCAACCAAAGGACAGCGTAATGCCTTATCTGTGCTGGGATTTGAATCAGAAGATCTGGCCGCTTCAATGCAAAGTGATGCTTCTGGTACTTTTCTTGAAGTGCTCAATGCAATCAAAGAAGCACCACTAGAAGAACAAGGTGCCTTGATTAGCCAAATCTTTGGAGAAGAGGCTAAAGGGGCTGTGTCTGCGCTTGCTGGAAACACAGCGCTTTATCAAGAAGCTCTTAAGCATGCGAAGCAAGAACAATCTGTACATCTAGAGAGTCTACAAGGTGAGTTCTCCAGCCGTATCTCCACCACTGAGAATGGCTTCGATACCTTCCTAAACAACGTAACTCGACTAAGCGTTATTTTTGGTAACTCATTGCTGCCAGCCGTTAACTGGGTGTTAGAACCGTTAAGTAATGCTGCTCTTGTGATGGGCGATTTTGCAGAAGCGAATGAAACATTAACTTCCGCAGTGGCTATCGGTGTTACAGGTTTTGTAGCCCTCAAAGCGGCGTTACTGGCTGGTAAAGCTGCCTCATTAGTGTTCGGCAACTCTATTGATAAAGGCAAGCTGTTCCGTAATGGTTTAGAACGAGAGACAACGGCAAACGGTAAAGCCGCTGCGTTTGCGACTAAGCAGATCCGTAAAATGAATGCTGCTATGTATGACGTTGGTTCTGGCGGTCGTTCAGGAGGCCTCGGTAGCGAAGCACGTAAGCGTTCAAAACGGCGACGAAGAACGCGCACACGTTCAAAAGGTTTGTTGGGCAAAGCGATGAATTTGGGCTCATCTGTATTTACTGGCAACCGCGGAGCACTCCCCCTCTCTATGGCTGGCGGCGGTCTAGCCATGATGCCTATGGTAGCCGGTGCGCAAGATGCGATTGATATTGGTGGCGATCTTGCTGAAGGTGCAGGAAAGTTTGGGCTTAGCAAGTTACTAAGGCCACTTTCCATGGCGATCTCAGCGGGCAATATTGCGAGTGCCTTAGCAGGTGGTGATACCAAAGGAGCCATCGAAGAAGGCGGTGGATTGTTGGGTGGCTTAGGTGGTGCGGCAGCAGGGGCGGCTTTGGGCACGGCAATTTTTCCCGGTGTGGGGACTTTGATTGGTGGGTTAGCGGGTTCGTTAGCCGGTGACTTTTTCGGAGGTTCAATAGCTGGCTGGATTGGTGATGGCCTCACACCGGGTTCACCAAACAAGCTGATGCCCCCTGAAGAAGTAGAAACTCGCTTAGCGGAAAACCGCAAAAAGGAAGCGGCGGCCAAAGCAATTTCTCCAGTTAAGGTTGATGCTCCCATTCAGATACACGCCGCACCAGGTATCGATGCAGAGCAAATTGCTATGGAAGTGAAACGTCAATTAGAAGAGTCTCTCCAAGTAGCGGACCTTACCGTTGAAGAGTCTTTATCTATTTCATACATCGATACCTAATCATATGAATCCATTGGAGGTCTTATGTATCACTTAGTTGTCGGTGATGAGGTGTTCTCTGTTCAAGACCGAACGCCTATTTCTCGCTTAGCTCGTACCGATTACGGCCCTTACTCCGAAACTGCATTGATTGATGATGCCGATTCAGAACCCACCGGAAAGGCGCTCAGTAAACTCGTTTTATCTGCTACATGGACACGGCCAACAGCAGCCGATGCAGTAAACCGCATTCGTAAGTTGCTGAGTGAGCCGCAGCAAGTGAGCGATGGAGATGGGTATAACCTTGGCCGTTGGACTATCTCATCTATTGAAGAGGTGAAGACCAGTTTGGTCCATAACGGTAAGGCGATGAAAACCGAAGTTAACATTCAGTTCTTGGAGAAACGCGGTGCAAGTACCAGCTAAAGCGGGTGAGCTAATCACCGATCTGCTACTTAAAAAAGTAGGCTCGGACAGTGATGAGGTAGAGGCGGAGTTTTATCGCCTTAACCCTCACATTCGGGTTGATATCTTTCCACATGATTGCGTAGTGACGTTGCCACAAAATGTCACCAGTTCGCGTAAACAATCAGTAACAAGGAGTTGGGACTAATGCTCAAACTTGTCGGTAAACACTCAGAGATGATCATAGCAAGTTTAAAGAACTGGTCGCTCACAGATGGCAACGGAACAGAAGGGGATAGCTTAACGCTGTCCCTTTTTTCTGAGGGGATCACAGGCATTCCACCAAAAGGCGAAAAGTACAAGGTCTACCTTGGTGACGTGTTCCGTGATGAATTTCAGATAAGTAATCGCAAAGCCAAACTAAGCCCAAAAGAGGTGTCTTTGGTGTTGTCAGTGGCGCCATTTAATAGAACGGATAACAATGGCTTTCGTGCTAAAAACTCTAACAGTTGGCATGACGCACCGTTGGCGAAGATCATGCAGGATGTGTTGCTGCCACACGGCTACTCAGTTTTTGTCCATCCTAAATTACAAAATATCAAAATCGACATAAGCCGAACGGACGAAGGTGCTTCGGCATTTTTGAATCGTTTAGCGAAAAAGTTCGATGCGGTCGCCAAGCCTATTGGCTCAGTGTATGTGATGGCACCAAAAGGGGAGGTAAACAGTGCCAGTGGAAAGGCAATAGAAACGATTACGCTGTCACTTCCTTCAGACAACAACCCTAAGCTCCCCAATTTTGTGAATGTAGAGATCGATCTTGATGGCCGCGAAGATTTTGACGGCGTTCGAGCTTTCTACCTGTCTACTGATGATGGTAAGCGGATTTCGGTTGAAACGGGTAGTGCTCCCTTTAAAGAGCTTGGTAAAGACTTTGATACCAAAAAGGAAGCCGAGCAAGCGTGCTTAACAGAGCTAAGGCGAATCTTACGAGAAGGCAGAAAGGTCAACATTACCGCACCTGCCAACACCGCCGCGTTTGCTGAAGGTATTGTTGTTCTGGATGAAACGTTTGAAAAGCTCTATCAGGGAGCCTGCTCAATAGACTCTGTTCAGTTCAACGGCCAAGGCAAGCAGGCCAAAGTCATGACCATTCAAGCAACACTCACGGGGGCATAAATGGGTATTCGATTAAATTCTAACGCGTTAGTGGCTCAAACGGTTAAGTGCAAAATCTCAGACGCGAAGATCAGGCAGTACGCTAAAGTACCTGGTATCAGGCAATTAAAGGATGAGCGGTATTCTTTGTATTTGCGCTACTCCAAAGATAGGAGCAAAGGCTCTTGGGTGTATATGGAATATCGAGGGGGAAAGCAAAAAGGTCATACAATTGGCAAATATCCCAATCTATCTTCTGTACATGTGTTCGATGTTCTTAATGTGTATGTTGCGGATCTGGCAACGGGCAAACGTTCAGTTTTCAATGAGTTTGACACTGTAGATGAGCTACTTCATTGGTATTTGGACTATGAGATGGGAGCCCAAATCTTAGATCGCGCCAGATTACTTGCCATTAAGTCGATGTGTGAGAAGCACTTAATCTACAACTTGGAAGGAGTAAAGATTGCAGAGCTTGACCATAGAGTGATGGAAAAGCGTTTGATGAAGGTATTGCGGGAATCTCACTACTCTCCAAGTTATATGCGTACTTTGTTTCAAACAGTGAAAGTGGCATTCAATAAGGCTAAGCAGCTCCGGTTCTTGGGCTCAAACCCACTAAGTAATATGAGGTTTACCGATTTCGTCAAAGCGAAAGTTGAAGTTAAAGGGTGCAAACTTCGCCCGGGTGACACTCCTTGGGTGGTAGAGTCTTTTCATTCATCCGGTCCGTTTGCTCGAATGCTATGTTTAATGATGGTGGCTCATGGTACTCGGATTGGTGAAACTCGGCAGGCAAAGTGGAGGCACATCTGCTTTGCGACAAAGCGTTGGACTATTCCCAAGCAATACACCAAGACGAAGAAAGAGATCGTCTACCCGCTAACGGATGAAATGGTAGTTTTGCTGAGAGCGTTTAAAGAGTGGCAGTTGGCGAACTACTACAAGGGCAACAATGTTTTTCCTCTTACAAAAAGAGATAAACAGGCCATTCATGCGACCAAAGCAAGTGAAATGGTTCGTGAAATCAGTAAAGGGCAATGGAGTGCTCATGATCTACGAAAGCTAGCGCGTACCGTTTGGGCAGACCTTGGGGTGGACTATCTCGTCGCTGAAACGTTACTCAATCATGCAAAAGGTAAGTTGGATCAAGCCTATATTCATACCCATATGGAACTGCAAAAGCTATCGGCACTTAAAACCTACCATTCATGGCTAAAAAATTGCTGGCGAAGCTGTTTTAGTGCTGATTTTCAATGAACATTTCATATCAAATTGATCATTCAGATCAACGATTAAACTCAATTTCAATTCTTAATTACAGGGGGTAATCCTGTCATGTCATTTTTATGCCAAAACGCACCAATAAACGATGCTCTTATAACTGCTGCACGCAATTGTCCTCACCAGGTGGTACGAGTGAAGCCAACCAAAACACAGCTCAAAGTGCTCGATGCGATTAAAAAAGGGGAGAGTGTGACAGCGCAACAAATAGCGGAGCGGTGCGATATCTCACAAAGCTTCACCAGTACGCTATTAAAAGGGCTGGTTGAAAAAGGCTATCTCACAAGAAAAGCGGATAGCCGTTCGTTTGGTGGGGTGGAGTTCGTCTACTCAATTCTATCGGTGTAG